AAGCACCACCACTATAATCTAAACGAGGCATATCCTCCAAGATACCTGCTTGTGCAGTAGATGCTCCTGTTTCAATGTAATCAGTAGCTACCATTGAAGATTCAAGTTGAGCGTCTTGGATGTAAATTGAGCCATTAGTACCTCCGCTATTATTTGCTTCGGATGGATATACATAAACGGCATTTACTGATTTATTAACTGATACCGAACATCTCCACCATCCATTACCTGCTGACTCAATAGCAGAATCAATGTTATTTAGGGTGTTTCCTAAAGTACCATTTACTAAATCAAAATAAGCATCGGAAAATGCTCCACCGCCAAGTCCAAGTCTCATCCAATCATTAGTACCTGCTTTTGCATAGATGCTAAATGTTTGAACTCCATTTATTGAAACTACTTGATAAATTGCTTGGTCATTAGTAACTTCATCAATGAGCCACGCAGTATTACCTCCATTTCTATCCGCTTGATTTCCTGTTAGCGTTAATCCCGTACCGCCACCACCTATGAGCCAAGTAGTATCAAACTGATTTGATTGCAGCAAGAGATTCTCTCTACCCTTCTCAATAAGACCATTAACATCTACCCTCGTAGCAGCAAGATTTGAACCCCTACTAAAGGTAAAGTCCCCACTACCATCAGTAGGTCTAATACTATACAACTTACCATCCTTGTAGGCACTTGGTATCATCGCCAACGAAGCATCGTCAAATAATTTACTCATTATAATAATTCGTTTAATTCGTTTATGGTGCAAGTCCTTGCCTCCGTAGAACCACTGGCCGTTACAACCCTCAAGTCATAAGCATCAAACAGTACCCTTCCACCATCAGCATCTCCCATAGCCTTAATAGCATTGTTCACACACTTCGGGGATTCTACTATAGCACCATCTAATTCCGCTCTCTCAATAAAAGATTTAACGATAGCCAACAGCCTACCGATAGCCTTTCTTGCTATAAGAGATATGCTGTTAATTAAACCCATTTAGGAAGCTTTATATGCGATTACTTTTCCACTTGCTACAGCAACACTATCAAATCGTCCAAAGACAATAGTACCCTCTGTAAGGGTTACTGAAGTTAGTGCATCACCAACAGTCGTAGTAGTCGTTACCACACTGTCTTCCAATGCTTGAATAGAACGGAAGCTCTCTCCCGCTGTAGAAGAATCTCCACCTGATAGTAAGCGAAATCCGTAGTCACCTGTTGCGGACTGGTAGAAGTTACCTTCCTTTACAATAGTTTCGTATGACATTTTATTATTGTTTTAAATTGTATAATTCTGTTATAGTGCAATCTCTTGCCTCTGTATCTCCACTTGCTAATGCTACACGAGCATCGTAAGCATCAAATAATTGTCTGCCAATATTAGCTATAGGAGATGTTCTTATCTCTTCTGCAACACAAGAATAAGATTCTATGGTAGCTCCGTCATCAAGAACACGAGTACCAAAGTTATCATAACCTATCTCCGTAGAAGAGCCTTGATAACCACCGCTTTTAAAAAGGTAAACCTTTCTTCCAGTATCAGTAGTTATGGCGTTAGATAAATAACCTGTACCTCTATAGCTGTAAGCCATTAATTAAATATTGTTTGGTCAGTAAACGGAGTCTTATCATCAAGAACTAAAGAAGCAATACCGCTCTCGGTAGTTAGCGTGATGTTGATGTTAGATTTCTCCGAAATACTCGTGCCACTATTAGCCTCGTAGTTCATCGTTAAGCCATCCATCCATCCTGATATAGTAACACTGTCGTTGTTATGTACAAGAACAGCTACAATGTCTTCTCTGCGGCTCATATAGTCAATCTGATTGACCTTATTGTCAACAGAAGGAATCTGAACAACTATGTTCGTAGTTACTACACCGAGTCCGTTTGAGATATTCTTGTTCTCATCAAAAGAAGTTACACCGTCCTTGATGTTATGTTCAAAGACAACAGTATTGTTAGTGTCCACTTGTGTCACAACAGTTTCATCAAGCGGGTCAAAAGTGATAGTTAAGTCTTTCTGTAATAAAAGAATTACTTTTTCAATACCACCTGTAACACGCTTGTTACAATTGATATCAATATCACTTAGTAGTATGGAGCAATTAAAAGCCATAATTATTTTTTATTACATTGAAAATTCAAACTCAACAATAAGCTCCGCTTCAAAAGAGAAACCAGAAGGATATCCCGTATAAGGCGTGCTATTGGTTGCTGAGCCGTATCCGATGTATGGTCCGTAGTAAATAATTCTGTTCCCGTTAGAATCTTTAGTGTCTCTCCAAGCAGCGTTTGGAGTAGCTACATTTATTTTTTGATAAAGGCTACCGTCACTACCCATATAATGAGTAATATTTCCTGTGGAAAATCCATTATCAACGTTTGCTGAATAAGTATTTAGGAAGCGATATCCGTTATATTCATTTATTGTAAATTGAGAACCTCCTACGTATGATGCAATTCTAATATAACCAAACATATTGTAAAGTTCAGCAGAGGATATACCCATTAATGTACTTGTGATTTGAGAAGCATTTGATGTTAAATCACCAGCAGGCACGTTAGACTTTACAATTAAGTTTTTAATTCTAACTTTATTGTAATTGTTAAACTCGGGAGAGTCAAATGAGCTAGCATTTGTTGATGGAGCATCTAAAATAGTTACATTACCCGAAGCAGGGTAATAAGTAGTTGTAGAAGCCTCAAGTAGTTCTTGAGAAGACCAGGATTCGCCATTTATTCCGATGTGAGTGCCATCGGCAGTAAGATTTATAGAAACTGTTTTTGTAACAGAATTGTTTACGGTTGGTGTACTAACACTCCATACACCAACATTAGGGTTCTGTACACACACGATACGGTACAACTGACCATCATCAGGAATAGAGTACCCCTCACCATCGTTAAGCCCTAAGATGCTGTCTGTGGCACTATAAGGAAACACAGTGATGCTTCTATCAGAAGTGTTTACTACGTTGATTACAAGCCCTAATTCGGGTTGTGGTAGCTTAACAGCAATGTTGTTAGAGTCCGCAGAGGTCACAAGGTTTACTCCCGCTGTAAGCAATGTTGCTCCCGCTAAAGAAGTACCACTTGCAGCAATAGTCGCTTGAGTCTGTACAAGCTTATTTACTTGTAACTCGTCTAAAGTTAGTGAGGTAACGTCTTGACCATTACCATTTTGAAGAGTCCCTTGCGTTGGAGTACCAGCAGCATCACCTATCGTTAATAGGTTGCCATAAGTAGACTCAATAGTTTCGTTAGTTAAATTCATTTACCCCCAGTTAATATTGTTGTTAGACCAAATTTCATTGTGATTAACCCAAAGTGTTCCAAGCTTAATCAAAGACTGGTCACTCGTAGCTATGGATGATTCCCAAGAAGTTCCTTTTAAGGTTACATTTATACTTGAGGCATCTGTTATTGAAGCACCACTTGATGCCGAGTAGTTCATATCAAGACCTCGTATCCATCCGCTTATAGTTGCTGTTCCATTGTTGTGCATAAGAACACAAACTATATCGCTCCTATAAGACATCTGCTCAACCTTTGAAGCTCTGCTATCTATAGCAGGTAGCTTTACAAATATCTCAGTTTCTATAACAGGTACGGTTAAATTCGTTTGTTTAGTTTCTGAAAAGTATGTAGCCTTGTCCTTGGGGTTATGCTCAAATGTTACAAAGTCTTCTAAGTTGGCATTTAAAAGAACTGTCTCCGCTGATGTATCAAGTGTCAAACTTAAGTTTTCTTTTAAACCTAAATACACTTTCTTGATTCCTCCTGTCAAACTATTAGAACAGTTGGAGTCTATATCACTCAATAAAACAGAACAATTAAAAGCCATATATTTTAAATAAAAAGGGGCGAGGTTTTCGCCTCACCCCCTTGTTGTAATTTACAAGATTTGCTATTAAGTAGTAGCAAGAATAAAGTCAGCAGAAGAGATGCTGTAAGACAAGCCAAGCTCATCACCTGTTAGAGTGAGTTGGAAGCGGTTCTTTTCAGAACGGCCAGTTCCAGAGTTAGCGTCAACAGTTCCTGCGTACAAGCCGTAGTCCAAACCACATACGTGGAAAGTTCCAGCAGCAGTCTCTACAAGAGCAACCAACTCAGCACCACCTTTAGAGATGTCGTTAAGCTTTGTGATTTTGTCAGCAGTCATTTTAGGAAGCTCTACAGATACAGTTGGTACAGTTGATACTACACCATCAGCAGCTACAGTTTTAACTTCACTGAATACAGAGAAGCCATCCTTGTTGTTAAAAGAAATTTGTGATACTCCACTTACAGCGGTAGCAGCAGTAATCGCACGGTCAGCAGCGTCCAAAGTCAATGCAGCAATAGCATCGGTTCTGTTAGCAACGTGCAATTCTACGATACCACCAATTGCAACATCGTCACAAGAGTAGGAAATATCAGCAAGAGTTACATTACAAGCCATTTGTTATAGGTATTAAAGGAAGGGCGCAAGGCCCTTCCGTTAGTTATTTAATTATGCGAAGTCTTTTGCGTAGACAATCTCTTCACCTTTAAGGTAAGAGAAACCTAACTTGAACTGTCCCCAAATCTTGTCAGAAGATAGTTCAGCTTCGTACTTCATATCAATTGCGCGAACGTCATTGTACTCGTCAGTCAACATTACGATGTTCTGAGCAGCAGCAATCATAAATTCGTTAGCAGGCATAGATGGGAAGTGAATAACTTCCATACCGTAGTAGTTTGGCACACCACCTTCTACAACACCTTGTGGAGTAGTAGTGTAAAGACCAGCGATAGCGATTTGGTAGTGTTGCATAGCAGCAGTTCCCAAGAAGATGGCAGGTTTGAAATCACGGTCAGCATCGCCGTAAACAGCAGCCAACATAACGTCAGACATTGTTTCGTAAGCACCTTCCAATTTGTCAAGGATGTTAGCAGAAGTTAAAGCACCGTTAGTGTCGTAGTCTAACACAGCAGCATCAGCAGCCATTTCAGTAGTCAACGCAGTACCTGCAACAGTCAAAGCTTTCTCAGCAGACAATTTAGCGAAGTAGTCAAATACCCAATCCTTGAACTCAGCGTCCATAGTTTCTGGGTTGTTCTGACCTTTCTTCAAAAGAAGACCACGGTAAGAAGTTTCAAGTGCATTCTTACAGTTTAGGAAAGACCACTTGTAAGTGGTTACGGTCATTTCTTTTTCTCCGATTGTAGCAGCAGATGCTCCATCAAATACACAAAGGTCTGAACCGAAAGATAATGTAGCGTCAAAGATAGGTACGTTTACTTTAGCTTTAACACCGTCAACAAGGCGAAAACGGTTTAATACCGCTGCGCTTTTTACCATAGTATCAATGAAGAGGTCTGGACGTCTGTCACCGTATGGCAAGTTTGAGATTACTATACTCATTTTATTTTAGTTTAAAAGGATTCGTTTAATTAATTTACAATAATTACTTGCGGTTAAAGAAGTTATTAATCATATTCACCTTTTCGGGTGTGATACCATTAAAAACTACTGTCTTGTCTTCTACTGTTTCAGCAACTTCTTCAGCATTTTGTTCAGCAGCAAATTGCTCCTCAACTTCAGCTTCTGTAGCTTCCTCTTCAGCAGATAGTTCTGTCTGTACTTCTTGAGATGCAGGCTCTTCAGCACCTTCGTACTGGTCTTCCTTCATTTCTTCTTCCTCTTTCTCTTCGTCAGAGTGTCCAGCCATTTGTTCTTTCTCTTCATCTTCAGTATGCTCATCCATCTCTTTTTCTTCAGATGTTCCCATACTTTCAATGTGCTGTTGAATCATCTCAATAGCAGACTTTAAGCTGTCTACGCTTGCAAACTTTTCTTCAACAGATGTCACGGCTTCAAGGAGTACGTTATTCTCGTTCTCCAAAGCTTCAATTCTTGCCTCGTACTTGTTAGCCATAGCCTCAAATTGAGCCTCTAACTTACCAAGTTCTTTGGCGAAAGCAAATTCATTCATTTGTTCTTCGTTATTAATTGTTGGTTTAATATCCGCTTTAATCTCAATAGAGAAACCATTTATCTCTCCATTCTCAATTGCAGTAAATAATTCGTCAGACTCAATCTTTGCCTTTACGAATACGGTTCCGTTTGGTAGGTTATAACCATAGTCTACAGACTTATCGTTATCACTCTCCTTGGTCCAAACTTCAAGCATAACAACCTCATCAGTATCGTAGGAGTGGTTAATGCCAAATGCGTTAAATAGTCCCTCTTTAGAATACTTGTACATAATCTGCTGAATAGTCTCTTCAGTAAATCGTACATAGTAATATCCCATATCGGGTGAGAAGCGTAGGATTTCCTTGTTAGGAATCATAATAGGTCCTACAACCTCTTTCTTCTTTTCATCAGCAAACATCTGTACCTTCTCTACTTCATTGAAGTGGATGAAGTCTTCCTCAATAGCGGGCTTATCTACAAGAGAAATCTTGTACATCCCTTGAGCGATGTCTTCTAATGATATATCAAATAATGGTAATTTATCCATTCTTTAGTCTTTTAGGGAAGGATTTAATCCAA